TAAGTCTTTTCAACGAACAATTCAATTGAGAAGCCTATATTATATATCTTTCCGCTCTTTACTTCAATGTAATCTCCAAGAGTCTTATAATGAGACATATATTCCTCAATATTATATACCAATTCTTCTGGTAATGCCTTTGTTAATCTTCCATCTGAACTTATATTCAACACACTGAAAGAAACTTTGTTATTATCCTCAATTACAGCACTTCTAAAAGGAGTTCCGTACTTAGGTGGCATCATCATAAGCCTTGCCTTATAATCCTTTAATGTGACGCATCTTTCCTGTGCTGATGTGTTATATTTAATAAGGTATTTAAGTTCATATACTGATGGCGCATCTTTACCTGCTATTGCTGGGGTTGTATTGGTAACGGTAAGAGAATTTAATACTTTACCTCTTTCACGTGCTACATTTTCTCCAACAACATCTTTTTTAAATTCTGAAACAGTAAGGGTAACAGTATTTATAGCCCCTGCTCCTATATTACTTGAAACTCCGCCGCCTGTTCTATATAAAACATACATACTCCATCCTTCTTTTGGAAGAACGCCTAACATATCATTATTAATAAGGTTAGACATCATTCTTTCAGAGAATTTGGTTTCCACACGTGGTAACTCGTCATAGTTTGCTCCAGAACCAAATATAATTTTCAAATATCCATTATCTGTGTATTCAGTAATGAACTTCTGTTTAATCGGCTTCCATTTACCTTTATATATTCTAGTTGTTCTTGTTGAAGCACTTGTATTTTCCCCCTCAGTATAATCCTCATACATATCAGGATTATAATAATTTTTCAATAAATGAGGTATTCCATTTTCAGCATCGTCTGATACTTCTACTTCAGGTAAGAACAAATATTGTTCTGCTAATGAATTAACTTCAAAAAATCTAAATGTATCTGCTGCTTGATTATACATCTTATAGCGTTCAGCATTTATGTAAAAATCAGCCATTTCAGGGTTTTTCTCATAATTTGAACTCTCCTTGAATATAATAGACTCAACATTCATTACGTCCTTATCAGGCAAAACCAATTCCATAAATGGCTTAACATCGTTTGATGTTAAAATCTTTTTAAATATTCTTGTACTTCCATTTATAGCAATACTTGTTTTACTAACGGTATAAGCTGTTATATTACCATTAGTATCTTTCTTTGGTACAAAAGTTCTATTTGAATACCCATCACTATTAAACTGACTTCCAAAATCTACATCTTCAATAAGTTGGAAATTAAGATTACCAGCAGATATTACACTTGTCATCTTAATAATAGGTGCAAGGTCCCAATTAGGTGATGCAATATTACCTGAACTTAAATCACCTGGCGGTAATTCACAAGACAATTTTACTTCACACATACTTGCTTTTGACCCAGGCACCTTTAAACCATTTGTTCTTGCAATATTAAGTACTGTGCTTTTTAAATTTGTGCTGTTAATGTTTGTCTCTTGGTACATTCTATCAATATGATATGATAGGTTATCGCCAACAGCCGAAACAAGGTCAATAAACCATGAACCTACGCTTGAATCATCGTAGTTATCAGACAATTCAGGGTAATATTTATTGCTAAAATATATTAATTCTGACCTATAATCATCAAAATTTCTAGCTAGATAATTTATTTTTTTGTTTGCCATCTTGAAACTTAAATTTGAGTTATTATACTATCTTTCTTAATTCTATTTCCTTCTTTAATTGTGTAATCCATTCTTACAAATATTTCAGCTCTTTCGTCATCACTTTGAACAACTCTTACATCGTTCAAAATAACGTTAGGCACAAATCTTTGAACAGATGTGGAAATCTCATTTTTTACACTTTCCCATGATTCACTATCACTAGGGCTAAATATGTATTTAATAAGGTCTGTACCAAATTCCGGCATCCTTATTCTCTGCCCTTTAGGGGTAAAAATAACGTGCATAATTTGGCTTCTTACCTTATCTTTCTCTGTTGTGTTTGTGTCAACAAAAAAATTTTGATAATCGTCTTGAGTAAATGGATATTTTATACCAAATAATTGCTGTTTAGCCATACTAATATTTTTAATATATAATTATTTAAAAATTAATTTTTTATTCGTATCTGTAAACAAAAAAGAGCAACTTAAACGTTGCTCTTATATTATTGTCCATATTTCAGTAAAATTTTTAAAATCATCATATGGCAAAATTGCATATCCTCCATCGCCATAAAATCTTCCCCAGGAATTTCTAATAATAAATCCTTCCTTTGTGTAACCTACTATAGCAACAGCGTGCAATCCTTGTACTTTCTCTTCTTTCTCTTTTTTCCAAAAATTACTTTTATATGTATCATATACAGGTAAACCTCCTACACAAGGGCCGTTCATCACTAATGCTTGCTTAAGTTGTAACTCAGAATTAACTTTAGCATATCTTTCTATGGTGTTTTCACAGCCATTTTTTAATTCTACACAATTATGCCTTAAAAACTTAAAAGCATCTTTAAAAGTCATTCCATCATTATCTTCATTAGACCTGTGATTATAAATCATTTTATAATTTACACCATTATCTCTATTATTAGCTCCATCTTCCAAATTTATCATCCAATTAATATAACTTGAAATTGAACATGGAACACATATAGGGTCTGCACCTTGATTAATAACAGGTGGAAGATATTTTTTATAACTTATAGTTTTAGGCAATTCTATGTTTTTAGTCTTAAACTCCAATTCTGTGCCATCAATTTTTGATGGTATAAATCCATAATTTATCATGGTTATTTAACTTGTCTTTTTGTTATTTTTATACTATCGTTTGAAGTTCTTTCAACACGATATACAACATTTTTTCTATAAATTGAATACAAAGCAATTTTTTCTCCGGATTCATACTCTTTAAGGCTCATCGTTTCCCATTCTAACAAATCTATTGGTAATGTGTCTGTAACGCACATTGAATCAAATTGTGCTTTAGAATACGTTCCTTTCATGGAATTAAACATACTATCGCCATCAAATATGTTATCATTGACAACAATCTTCGGTGCGCATGATATTAAAAAAGTGAAAAATACTAAATAAAATAATTTCTTCATATACACATTATTTATATATAAATATAAAAAGGCGACTATATTAGCCGCCCTTCTTCCAAAATAAACTCGTTATATTGTCTAGCATTGGTTTATCATCCTTATCAAAATATACTTTATATAATCTTTGATTTGTAGTTCTTTTATTTAATGCTCCAAACTTATCGTCATAATGTCCTATTTTAATGTAATCGAAATTATTTACAGAAATCTCATCACTAATTGTGTCTCTTCCACTATACCAAGCCACTTTTATCGTATCTGGAGTAGTTTTTATAATATGTTCTGCTAATTCATTGATATATTTTGGTTCAGAATCACCACCCATAAAACAAACTGTCGTTATTCCATCGTTTTTTTTGATTAATTTATCCAATTCATCAAATGTCAACTCAATTCCCGTATCAGCCCATAAGAACTTTGAATGGCATCCAGGGCATTTACAAGGGCAATTTGTAATATTGATAGCCAATGTTATTTCGTTTGGTATTTCTTCAAATACCACCATTGCGTTATGATACTTTACCATTCTCTAATTCATCAATTTTGTCTTCCAACGCTTTAACATTAAAAAGTCCATTCCATCTTTGTATAACGTTTCCGTTTTCATCTAGCAAAAATGTTGCTGGAACGCCTCTAATTTGATATTTCATTAATAAAGATTCGTCAACATTGTCAACATCATATCTTGTAATATCACACTTATTAAAATTCTTCAACATCATTTCCAAAGCCCTACAAGGACCGCACCAGCTGGCGCCAAACTTTATAACACTATACTTCATCTTTTACTTTTTTATATAAACCGCATTCGCATTTATTTTTCATTGTGTAATCAGTGCAAGGGCAATGTAAATCTTTTCCTTCATAATCTTCTGTATCATGCATACAAGGGCAAAGTCCATCGTTTTTCTCACACCTTTTTAAAATAGCATTTACAACTTTATCATTTGGGTTAAGTTCCCAACCTTCTTTTCTTAATATCTGTATCATTTGTAAATAAAGGGGTACTTGCTGTACCCCATTGATTTATTCATTATAATAACGCATTTTCGCTTCTACTTGTCTTGGTTCACAGAATGAACTCTCTCTCTTCAAATATCCTATAATCCTAGTTAGGTAATCCAAATTCTTACTTCCGCACTTAGGGCAAACCTCTAATGTATCTTTACTAATGTAGTTACAATCGTTACAAACAGTATTTCTACAATTGAAAGTGAAATAACTACAGCCATATTCAGAAGCCACCTTCAATAATTGTCTATATTGGTCAAATGAAAGGTGTTCATTTATATTAAGGTGTGCTGCCTGTCCTCCATCAAGATATTTTACAAAAGCATTGCCGTGCAATTTCATCTTATCAAGTATAGAAAGTCTTGTATCTTCTGGGTTGAAGAAATAACTGCTATACATTATATGTTTTGGAGAAACA